ATTCCCAGAAAGGAAAGAAAATGATTAAGACTGCACTTACTTTTGATGATATTTTGCTTGTGCCTTCTTACAGCACAATCACAAGTAGAAATGAAGTTTGTTTAGAACAACATTTGGATAGAAACATTAAACTGGACCTACCACTAGTATCCGCACCAATGGATACGGTTACGGAAGTTGATATGGCAGTCACCATATCAAAAGCAGGTGGTTTGGGTATTATTCATCGCTACAATAGTATTCAACAACAAGTAGACATGGTAAAACTTGCTCTCAATACAGGCGCCAAATATGTTGGTGCTGCAGTTGGTTCAACCGGTGATTTCCTTGAAAGAGGAAAAGAGCTTTTTAAAGCAGGTGCTAATGTTATTTGTGTTGATGTCGCTCATGGTCATCATGAGAATGTAAAAATTGCTATGCAAAAATTGAATGATGATTTTGCTTTTGACTGCCATCTTATGGTTGGGAATGTTGCAACAGGAAAAGCATTTCAAGATCTGAGTGATTGGGGAGCAGATAGTGTTAGAGCGGGTGTAGGTGGTGGTGCTATTTGTAGCACACGTCTACAAACTGGTTTTGGAGTACCAAATATGAGTGTTATATTTGATTGTGTCCAAACGCTGGCATATAAAACAGGTAAATCAAAACTTATTATTGATGGTGGAATTAAATATACTGGCGACATGGTAAAGGCATATGCTGCTGGTGCACATTTTGTTATGTGTGGAAGTATGCTTGCCGGAACCAATGAAAGTCCAGGAGAAACATTTGTTGATGGCAATGGCGTGATGATGAAGAACTACCGTGGTATGGCTTCACGCGAAGCACAAAACGATTGGAGAGGTAAAAGCTCTGCACCTGAAGGTATTTCCACCTTTATTAAACACAAGGGTTCTGTTGAGCCAATCCTTAATGATATTCGTGGAAACATTCAAAGTGGTTTTTCATATGCCGGTGCAAGAAACTTTGAAGAATTTATGGGTAAAGTTCAGTTAGTTCAACAAACGAGTGCAGGCATGAGTGAAAGTTTTACTCACATTCTAAATAAAAAATGACTGAAGAGCGAAAACCACCTCAAGGAGCAAATCCTTGCAAAATTTGTTTTGAAACAGTAGATGGAGAGTATGCTCGTCTAATGATAAAACTACGCCATGAAGAACTCACTAAAAAAGAGTTCTTTATTGCTATCATTAAGGGTTTTCTTGAAGATGAGCCAAATCTTCGTTCTTTTCTCAAGGAATATCGTAAGAGTAAAGGATATGCTCAATGGAAAGAAGAAGTACTTGACAAAGAGATAGAAGAAGGTAAAATAGAGATGCGTAAACTAGCTCTAGATAAAGATGAGATAGATGATATTTACGATCTCTTTGATGAAGAAGGTGGCTTATGAAAAAATGTAGCGAAAAATGTGTTGAGTTAAAAACAGAATGTCCAAATGTAGAATGCAGATATTGGGTAGAGCATCAAAATAGTTTAAATTGTACTTTTATCGCCATAGAACAAAATGGAGAAATGGATTTAAGGACAGTTGGTGACATAATGGGTGTTAGTTTTGTACGTATAAAGCAGATACAAGACAAGGCAGTTCACAAGGCAAATAAAATACTTAAAGTACTAAATTGATACTAATTACACTGTTATATTTGTTCTTGGAGGATTTATGTCATGGGTAACGAAATAGTCGCAAATGGTGCATTGGTCGCTACATTGTTAGCACTCGCAATAAGAGAATTATTCTCTTGGTTAAAAGAAAAAAGTTTGCAAACCACAGACAATAAAATTGTTCAAATTAACAATAGTCTTAAATCAATAACTGACCGTGTTGAAAAAGTAGACATTAAAATTGATATGGCTAATCAAATGAATAAAACAATGTTTGATTGGCATGACAAAAGTGATGAAGATGGTGTAAAAATTTGGTATGTTCGCCGTTCTCTTGAGGAAGCTATCAATATTTTAGCAAAAAACAGCGACATGCAAACAAGATTACTTGAAGATATGGTCAGACAAAACAAAGAAATCAGTAAAGATCAGATAATTTTATCAAAATTACTTGAAAGATTGATAGATAAGCAATAATTTTTTGTATTTCACCGAATAAAGCACTATTTACAACTAGATTTCTTTATTTTTTAAGGGAGAAACGTGATGAGTAAGAAAAAACTATTAGAAGAAAGCACAATCCGTAGCTTTATGAAACTGGCTAACCTACAGCCATTAACTGCTAAATTCTTGAAAGAAGCAGAAGAAGCAGAAGAAAAAGAAGACGAAGAAGAAGAAGATGAGTCTGAAGAAAAAGACGAATTGAAAGAAGCAGAAGAAGTAGAAGAAGGTGACGCAGTAGCCGAAGGCAAAGAAAGCGAAGGCCGTCCTGCTTCAAAAAGCCAACCAGCAAAAGGAACTTCACTAGCTGGTAAAGCTCCAGGTAAAATGGATGCAGCTAAAAATGCCGCAGGTGATGCGAAATTAAAACCTCTTAAAGCAGGCACGCATCATTCCGATAAACCAGACAGTATTCAGTATACTGATAAATCAAATGCTCCAAAGAAAAATAACTCAACTTTTGAAGTTGTTGCAGAATCTCTCCAAGAAATGGAAGACCAAGAAATGGAATCACCAGATATGGGTGGCGAAGCCCCAGAAGCTGGTGCTGAAATGGGTTCAGCCGGTGAAGGTGACGAACACCAAGGCAAAATGAAAGAACTAATTCGTGGCATGTTAAATTCCCTAAAAGATATGGGTGCTGAATATGGTATGAGTATGGAAATTTCAGATGAAGGTGGCGAACCAGAAGCCCCAGAAGCTGATGCCGAAATGGCACCACCAGAAAGTGCTGATGAAGTACAAGATCAAAGTATGATGGAAGAAAAACTTGATGAAATCGTTGAAAAACTAACCAGAAGAGTAGCATCAAGACTTGTTAAAGAAACGAAAAAGAAACGCTGAATCTCTGTATAAATAAAGAAATCGGGACTGGCCGGGGTATATCCCCGGCCTTTCCTTTGCAGTTGACAGGGCCACCGACCGGTGGTAGGATTGAAAGGAACGGAGGCAGAATGATCAGCGCATCAGCATGGAAGTTTACAGTAGACGATGAAGGCCATGTATATCGTATTCAAGTAAATAATGTAGATGGCAACACTCGCCCTATTGTAGAAAAATCCCTTGAAGGATGGAAAGAGTGTGGAGAAGGTTGGAATAATGATGGGCAAATTTTATTCTTTGTAAAGAAGTTTGCTGACACAGAGAAGTGGGAAGAATGGACTAAACGATTTAAGGATTTTAATCTAAGAGTTCTTGATCGTGAAGGTAAAGCAAAAAAAGAAATAAAAGGAGAAGGCATACCCGTTGAGGCTGTGTCTTCTGTTCGTGTTTGTTCAAAGTGTAAATTACCGGGCCACAATGCTGCGACTTGTCGCGACTTTCACCGCAAGACAGTAACAACAACGGTCTCCGTTGTTTCTACTTCGTCTAGCATTGTTGCTGAAGACAAAGGAAAGCGAACATGTTCTATTTGCAATCAAAAAGGTCATAATGCGCGCACTTGTCCTCAAAAAAAATAGGACATAATACAAGTTGGTCTCATAATTATTGTTATGAGATATTCTGGAATTTATCAAATAAAAAATATTGTCAACGATAAGGTGTATATAGGTAGCACAACAAACCTATATGAAAGATTGACATATCACCATTATGGTCGTCTAAAAAGAGGAACACATAAAAATCACCATCTTCAAGCTGCTTGGAATAAATATGGAGAGCAATCTTTTGAATATTCTATACTTGAACTAACGCAAGATGTTAAATCTGTTCTCTTAGAGAGAGAAAAATATTATTTAGATATAACAAAATGTTTTATAAGAAATTTTGGATATAATAAAAATATGTTTCCAAATTCTCCTTTAGGTTTGAAAAAAACAGAAGAGACAAAAAGAAAAATAAGTTTATCAATGTTAGGAAAGCCATCTTGGAACAAAGGAAACGAAACACCTGTTCATGCTAAAAAAAAGATGAGCGAAAGAAAAGAATTTTATAAAAAAAAGATTGAAAAAGTTTGCCCCGATTCTGGACTAGTAACAGAATATGAAAGCCTAAAAGATGCAGAGAGAGATGGTTTTCACAGATACCACGTCGGCGAGTGCTGTAGAGGTATAATAGAAAAACATAAAGGATATTTCTGGAAATATAAAGAGAGGGAAGGTTTATAGAGATGGAAAAAATAAATGAATTTATTGAATATATTGAACGCCTAAATAAAGCATTAGATTCTGTGGCATATGGAGGACAATTTGTCCCAGCGACACTTTCGCCAAGAGTGGGCGTTATTGTTGGACCAAATGCTAGGATGGTGACAAAACACTTACATAACTCAGGAACAATAGAGAAATTTTATGAAATCAAAAATAGAAGTGCCCGAGGTAAACTTTTCGCAGTTCAATTTAAAGATTAGCTATCCGCCGTTCAATTTAATGATTGATTGTAAAAGACAATTATACAAAGGCGATTTAGTCAAAATCCTTGATGACAAAGGCGATATAATTGAATATGCGTATCTAATTAAAGATATATACATGATGCAGGGATATCCATTCGCGGTTCTAAAATTGCAAAGAAACAACAAAATACTGGAGATGGTTATAACTGATGCAATCCAAAAAGTTTAGAAATCAACAATTTTATGTAGGTGATTTAGTAGCTCCGAATTGGGCTCCAAAAAAACCAATTGGGCTTGGTGTTATAATACATATGGAATCAAACAGGTGGGATGAACCATGTATCACAGTTTGTTGGCAGATTGTTGGAACCACAAAAGAATCTCCAATAGATCTAATGGTGCTAGAACAAACACTTGACTAACAATGGAAGTATGCTAATATGAAGTGGTGGTGGCACGGTAAGGATGGTGTTTCAATGTCGGACGACGACTTCTTTGAAATGTTGGACAAAGGTTTGTGCTCCGACTTTGTAGAATACCTTGAAATCATTGAGGGAAAGGGATATTACATCCCATTCATTACAACCATGAATTACCTAACACACTCAGTTAGCAGAATTTCGTTCGGTATAAAAGACTTAACTAACTTAAAAAACTAAGAGGAGAAAATGAAAAAGATTACTGCTGGAAATTTAGTTCAATGGAATGGGGCGAATCAAACTCTTACTGAGTTTATTGAATGGCTAGAAGAAAAACCACGCCTAGATGATAGGCACTCAAAATTGTTGAGCGATTTAACTGTAGCTTATAACAATTTTGCAGATGATTCAGATGACGAAATCAAAGTTTGAACCAACAAAAGGAAATTAAATGTTTAAGAAACCATCAAGCAAAAAACCATCAGGCAAGAAATCAAATCAAAGCATGGAAGAAGAGTTCATGAAATCTATCAAAGAACTCTCAGAGCCAGAAAAGAATTCCCGTAAAATTGGACTATATGGCCAGCTAGATACCGACAAGGCAGAAATGGTTGTTTACAGCCTTTTGCATCTGCATGAAACAAGGTTGAAGAGTGTTGCTCGTCCTCTTTCTGCCGTACAAAAGAAAAAGCTTCAAAAAGCGATTGAAGAAAAAGACTTGGATGTCGGCATTGATGTAAAGTTTGATGAGGTATCACAACCTCTTGAATTTGTTATCAGTACTCCAGGTGGAAGTGCTAGTGACATGTTTTCAATCTATGATACCATGCGTATGGTTCGCAAGGATTGTGATATTGAAACGCTTGGGCTCGGTCAGGTTATGAGTGCCGGAACTTTGCTTCTTGCAAGTGGAACCAAGGGAAAACGAAAGATTGGTAAGCATTGTCGTGTGATGGTGCATCAAGTAAGTGCAGGGACGGCAGGTCCACACCATGAAATGGTTAACGAGATTGCTGAAATCCAGTATACTCAGGAACAGTATATTCGTTGTCTAGCCGCAGAAACCAAGATGAGTGTTACTTTTATCAAGAAACTCTTTGAAAAAAAGGTAAATATCTATCTTTCTGCCGAACAAGCCGTTAAATATGGTTTGGCAGACATAATTATCTGAACAAAGAGGCATATAAATGAAAAACAAGGTTGATATAGGCAAATTAATTGAGAAAAAGTATAAAGGTAACACTTTAGACCTTTCTGATATTCTTGAGCAGATTGACCTTGTTCTTAAAGAGAATATAGCAAATTATGAATACAGAAGAGAGGGAGAGCCAGGATATTTGGAAGAAAACCCAGAATCTGTAAACATATCACAGAGAATGTATGGTGCCCAAGGTATCAGAAATGAAATACCAGACGAGCCTGGATATGGCGATAATGTAGATAATGTTCTACAGGTCAGACCGGATAAAATAGCAGAACAAGGTGCAAGTGAACAGGCAAAAACTTATAACCTAAAGGTGCCTGACATATTTTCTATGATCACCAATTCTCAAATGGAAATCGGATCAGAAGATAGAAATTTAATTAAAAGAGTTGTGCGTAATTTACCGACAGATAAAGCTAATTGGTTTTTAAGAGTACAAAAGATTAACGAGTTTACACAAACAGCAAACAATCCGGTAGAGACAAAAGATATAAGATCAGCAATATCAGCACTATTGTTTTTAAATTTATTAAAAAAATTATCTTTTTTTACAGCACAACCCGGTAAGTTATTTGAATACGTACTCGCTCCTATTATTGGTACAGATGCAAAAGTTATGGGCTCTGTAGATAAACAAATTATTGACATCACAAAAGAATCACAAGGTGAAATTTGGAATTACAGTGTAAAAATGTTTACAGGAAAAGATTCTTCCTTTTTAATTAAAGGTTCGTTAGCCAATCTAAAAGAAGCAGTAGCTAAATCAGGAAGGCCAATTACTTATATTCTTGCTGCAGCAAATGCAGAACAAGGAAAATTAGAGTTTTCAGAACTTTTGATTTCACCAGAAGAAACGCATTTTGAAGGATGGCAAAGAATAAAACTTCTTGATCAAGGGGCTATACTTGTTAAAGATAATGCAGTTGGAGTTTTAGTAGTCTCTAAAGACCAATATAAAGGTCAGCATACACAATATGTAACACCTGAAAAAGAAAAAGAAAAAAGAAAAGCTGCCGCACCAAAATTATCTGGCTTCTATGATAATCCGGTTGATATTTCAATTGCTGAACAAAATTTGAAAAATTTGAATGATAGTATTGAATTAGTTGAAAAAACACCAACCGAAAAAAGTATTGAATTTCTTAAAAAAAGTCGTGCTGGCTTGACCCTAACACCAGAAGAAAATAATTTTATTAAATCACTTTCAAATATGATATCAGAAACTATCAAGACGCTTCCTAAAACACAGAGAATAAGTCTGGCAGCCATGTTTGATTCAATTAGAAAAGCTTCGGATTCAGAAAAAATTAAAATGATAAACAGTTTTATAGCTTCTGGTAAAAAACATTCTGAAGATTTACAAAAAGCAATACAAGACACACTTAATCCACCACTTCAGAAAGAATCTCTTGTTCCAGAAGCAGAAGATAAAAAATCTGCGATACAAACAGATTCAACTCAATTTTCAATTCCATTGAAGGGTTCTTGGTCGCTAATTCCCAATAAAACTATTCTTAATTTAGGTGATGCAAAAACATATAATCAACAACAATTGACTATAGCATCAGATTTGGGTAAAAATATAGAAAATACTTTTAATGCATTTCAAGAGCTTAATACTAATCTTGTAAATTTCTTTGCAACTTCAAAAGAAAAGGCCCAGTCAGAAAACTATGGTAATAAAGCAATTGAAAATGCAGATACCATAAGTGCTAATATAGCAACTTTCCAAGAAAAAGAAAAAGCCGAACAAGAACCAAAATAACCACTTGACTCCCCATAATCTGATGTTATAGTATTTTAAACCGAGGTTTAGATGAGTAAAGTTTTCTGTCGTGAGAATCTGTTAAATCAAAAATTATTAGAAGGTATTGATATACTAGCCGATAACGTGGCTTCAACAATGGGTCCACGTGGTCGTACAGTGATCATCCACGAAAAGGATCGTCGTCCATTCGCCACCAAAGATGGTGTAACTGTCGCAAAGTTTGTTACGCTTGAAGATCCAATGCAGAATGCTGCTGTTCAAATTATGAAACAAGCAGCAGAAGAAACAGCTAATACTGCTGGTGACGGAACAACCACATCAACTGTGTTGGCTCGTTCTATACTTGTTGAAAGTCAAAAGTATCTTGCTGCTGGTGTTTCACCAATTGAACTAAAACGCGGCATAGATAAAGTTGTAACAGGAATTGTATCCAAGATCAGAGAACTATCAAAACCTGTAACAAAATTGGAAGACGTAGAAAACGTTGCAACCATTTCAGCCAATGGTGATAAAACTATTGGTAAATTGATTGCAGAAGCTGTTGATCTAACTGGAAAAGACGGTGCAGTAACCATTAAAGAGGGTAAGTCCTTACAAACTACACTTGAAATCGTAGAGGGCTTTCGTTTTAAAGGTGGTATTGCGGCATCACAATTCATTACAAATGAACGTCTTGTAGTGATGAAACATGAGCGACCTTTGTTTCTTATCACTGACGAACGAGTAGATGATATTCAGCAATTAATGCCTACATTAGAACTTGCCGCAAGAGCAAAGCGTCCACTCATTATTATTGCTGATGATATTTTCGGTGAAGCCCTTGCAGCGATAATTGTTAATGCTATGCGTGGTAGTATGAAAGTAGCTGCCATTAAAGCACCTTCATATGGTAAAGACAGACTTAATATTCTTCAAGATTTAGCCACAGCCGTAGGTTCTACTTTTATCTCAGCACAAGCTGGTAAATCTCTTGTAGATGTAAAACTAGCTGATCTTGGTAGTGCCACAACTATTGAATCAAATAAACTGTGGACTACAATTGTTGGTGGTGAAGGTGATGGAAAAGTAATTTCAGAACGTATTGAATCTTTGAAAGAAGAATTTAAAATCACAGAAGATATGAATGAATGTGAAAAGATTCAAGAACGTATTACGCGCCTTTCAAGTGGTGTCGCTACCATTCATGTTGGTGGAACAACCGAAGTAGAAATGATTGAGACAAAGCATCGCATTGAAGACGCACTTGAAGCTGTACGTTCAGCTCAAGACGAAGGTATCATTGATGGCGGCGGTACTGCTTTAATTAAAGCATTTCGTAAACTAAAGATTAGTGAACTTGGCTTAGAAAATGAACAGCAAAAAGCAGCATTTAAGATCATGTCTAAAGTGGTTGAATCTCCACTTCGCCAGATGTTAAAGAATGCTGATGAGCCAGCTGATGTTATCGTAGAAAAAGTAAAGGCCAAAGATATTGGTTATAATATTTCTACAAGAAAGTATTGCAAACTTATTGATTCTGGAGTAATAGATCCAGCAAAAGTATCAAGAATTGCACTACAGAATGCAGCAAGCGTGGCAACAACATTGATTACCACCAACTTTGCTATCGTTGACAAGTAGTGTCTTGTGTGGTAAGCTGACTAACACAGGGAGAGATATGAGCCAAAAAGTAAAACTGCAAATGTCGTCTGATATTGAAGATGTGACCAAGTTATCCTCGGTTACTCTAACTGAAGCTTTGACAAATGTTACACGTCTTAGCAGTATTATAACAGACGCGAAAAATCGTCTTTGGGCTTGCGATATATCCTCCGAAGAAGATAGAAAGAGTCTGGCAGACATGCTATCAAGTTTAGATGATGTCAGGCTTCTTTTATCAAAAATTGATATGAGGATTGGCGATGTTGCTTCAATAATCAGTGGATTAAGTTCTATCTTTGAACAGCCAAATCAAGAAGAACAGAAAGAAGACAATAATGATAGCGTCAATACCGGGTGATCCTATATGGATACGAGAGGGCGTTATGGTATCAAGAGAAATATCAACTGATGGTATGACCATTGGAACGATCTTAAAGAAACCGCTTAGAGCGATATTTCTTAATAGAAAAACCATAAACGATAGAAAATATATCCAAGCTTATATTGATAATATAGGTGAAAGATTTATAGAAGAAGATGAAGTTCTTGAATTAAACGGAGAAAAAAATGTTGATTAAATTAAAAGAAGCTCAAAAGATTGATTCTGCTCAAATTGATGAACATGGACGAATGGTTGCAAGTTCTAATTTCACTTTTAGAGATATACTTATCAACCCCGAACATATCATATCTATCAATGAAGAAGATATACGTGGAGCGCATAGATTATCAAGGATTGAAACCACGCGAGGAGTATTTATCGTTTCCGGAACTCCTTTTGAAGTTCAGAAAATTCTAAATCCTGAAAAGGTTAAAAAGTTGCTAAAAGACTGAATGAAAAAGAATTATAGCATTTATGTGAAGACTGACTGTCCTTTCTGTAAAAAGGCAGTCATGTCTCTTCAACAAACAAACCTACCTTTTATTGTTATTGTTGTAGACAACAATCTTGAATATCTTGAAGCCGTAAAACAACAAACAAACCATAAAACAGTTCCAATAGTTTTAGAACATACTGAAGCTGGAGCTAGATTGATTGGCGGTTCTGACGATTTAGAGTCTTATTTAAATTCACCGGAGTTTTCAAATGATTGAATGTAATTTTGTTCCAATAAAGAAATCCATCTACACGACAGAAGAAGAAACAAAATCAGGACTATACAGCAGCACTGTTTATAATATTCCAGATTATGGAGTAACTAAATGGGTTGTGTGTGCATATCTCAGCGTTGATCATAAAAAGTATCTTGATGAAGGTGTTACAACCAGACAATTAATTGATGGCTGTCTTGAGCATTTAAATTATATGCCAGAACCAGCAAGAAAAACAAAAAAAGGTCAAAAACCTAAATATGGTAATCTTCAACCTCTTGTTTCAAAAATAACGGGTGAGTACGATATTAAGTATAAAGATGACTGTGTGATCGTGCAGCTCGTTACTGATGATCGTCAGAACCCTAATTTTTGGGGTGAAGGAGATAGATCTTAGAGATTTTATACTCCATCAACTGTGATAAAACGCACAGGTTTTATTACAGTTGGTTGATAATTATATATAGTGTATGATTGTTACTCCGGAGTATAAAAATACATTAAGGCGCCGATGGTGGCGCCTTTTTTATTACGAAAGGGCTAATTAATAATATGAAACAATTTTTAGATAATTTTAAAAATTATACCAACAAATTGAACGAAGGTACTGATAGCAGCCAATGGAAAATAAGCATGTTAATGGTTATTGACCGTACAGTAGATCGTTACAAAGAAGATATTCTTTCTGATCTAAGAGCAGTTGATGGTATAACAATCATTAATACAGAACAACATAAAAACGTCAAAGATCTTGACTATAACGTTGTATTGATGAAGTTTGATTACGACACAAGAGGATTAAAATCCCCTGACAGAGATGTTCCAGTTAATCTTGTAAATGTCTTGTTAACTATAAGAAGCAACATATTACAAATTCCTGGAGTAATAAGATTAAAATATCTAACAAAACCAGAAAGATTTTAAATATGAACGACGGAAAATTATATGTCAAATCTACATGTATCACTTGTCTTGGCAAGAAAAATTTCTGTCATTATTGCGATAACGGATTAACATATACAGAGGCTGCTGATAAAATCATTAAACAGTGGTTCAACAATCAATCCGAAGAAGTTAAAAAATATATAACCGAGGCAGGAGATGAAAAGAAATAATCTTCTCTTAATAATGTTCATTATTTTTGGTTCCTGTGAATGCAATCAGGAATCACTAGAAGAAGTTTTAGGTAATCCTTGTTATATAGATGAGTATGGAAAGATTGTAGAGATCAACGAATCAAGCGAAATTTATAAAGATATTAATGTTGGCATCTGTTCAACCGGCAAAACACAAAGAGATGACAACGATAATTTAATATGTGATGGTGTAATCTCTGCAGTACCAGAAGAATGCAATAATTTAGATGATAATTGCAATGGAATGGTTGATGAATCACAAACCGGTTATCCGTTAAGCAGACCATTCTATTCGCCAGAAAATACATGTTGGTCAACCGGTATCTGCGGATATGCAGAACAAGAATGCCACAACGGTGATTGGGTATGCTATTATCCATCTAGCTTTGGTAAAGAAGTGTGCGACGGCGATGATAATGATTGTGATGGCGATATAGATGAAGATACGTCTGATGACCCGATCTTTGGTACAGAAGAAAGATATGTTTATAGTGGAGACCCAGATACTATAAACATAGGCGAG